CAGTTTTTCACTCAACTCCGGGGAGAGGCCAGCGTCGTTACCAAGGACAGCGACGGGTTCAAGGTCAATGGCGCTTCGGTAAAGTCGTTGTCAGGCAGTACGCTCGACGTGCTGGCCTTGGCAGTGCGTGTGGCACTGACGAAGACGTTCATCCCGAACTCGTCGATGCTAATCCTTGACGAGCCAGGGTCCGGATGCGACCGAGACCGAATGGCAAGTATGCTTGGGTTCCTGTCATCGATAGGTCTGACTCAAGTAATACTGGCCTCTCATGACGAGTTGAGTCTTTCCGTAGCAGACAACGTCCTTGATCTTAGCAACTAAACCAGCAGCATTATCGAAAGGGAACAGGAAGTGGAACTCACCAAAAATAACAATGCCGATTTTGAAGAAAGAGAAGTTTATGAGACGCGATCTGATGGCGTCATTTGGCGGCACTACCGGAACCGATGGATCGGCGAGTGCCCAACGGTAGCAGCAAAGATTTACCGCTTCTACTGTGTGGCCGAGGCGATGGCAACCCTCAGCCATGACCCGAGCACGAAGGTTGGATGTCTTGTCTTCGGGCCGGGCTACGAGATTCGAGCGCAGGGGTGGAATGGTGCTCCGCGTGGCAGTTCTGCTGACCGGGATGAGAGGTATAACAATAGGGCAGAGCGCTTGATGTGGGCAACACACTCGGAGCAGAACGCCATCGCCAACGCCGCTCGCGTCGGCACCCCGCTTGAAGGTTGCGCTATGCTAGTGACGCACTATCCGTGTATGTCGTGCGCGAAGACGATTGTACAGGCCGGCATCAAGCAGGTGGTCTGCCCAGAACCCGAAGCCGGGTTTGCCGAGAGGTGGGCCGAAGATATTCAACGAACCCGAGCACTTTTCTATGAGTGCGGGGTTCACTTGATTACGTTTGAGGAAGCAGCAGGATGAAATCCCCGCCAGAACCCACTTTCCGGCGTTTTGGCTAAACTTTTTCACGGCTGCCGAATACTAAGGTAGCGCCGACTTCCTGCATTTTGTTATTGAGAAGTATTCTCAACTAAAGCTGCTGTAGGCATAGGCGTTATCAAAGGCAGTCATTAACCACGCCGCATAATTCGGCAATCTCTCTTGAAAGGTATCAAATGCAAAAGATCATTATCTCTGGAATTGTTGCCGCCCTTGTTTCTGGCAGCGCTCTCGCAACGAAGCCGGACTTTCCGAACGGGCATGACAACCGCCCGGAGAAGTCTCCAAAGCCGGTTAAGACTGGCCATCCGTCCGGTTCTAAGCCCACCTCTATCCAAGTGTCGAATGCAGCCGCTACGTCGAATGCAGCCGCTACGTCGAATGCAGCGGCTACGTCGAATGCCGTCGCAAAGGGTGGTGCCGGTGGGACAGGTGGAGCAGGGGGTTCGTCTTACGCCAGTATCGCCCCCATGACATTCAACTTCACGGCGCCGTCTGGTCCCTCTACGGCATTCGTAAACCACGACTACAGTAATGTGCCGAACAACACCCCTTCTCTGGGAAACTCGTATATCAGCACAAGCAACCTGTGCGATAGTGGAAGTGGGGCCGGGATTGCTCTGCCCGGTTTCGCCGGGCAATTTACCATTAGCCAACTCCGCATGATGTGCGAAGGTCGGCTGAATGCACAGGCCCACAACACTCTTGGGCAAACGGAAAAAGCCCGTCTAACAATGGAGGTGGTCCAAGAATTTGCCTGTGAAGAGAACGCCACGTGGGCCAAGATCGCCCGCAAGAAGGGGTTGTGCGCACCGGCTGATGAATCCACCGAGGTAGCACAGACAAACCCAGCATTCAACTCGAAGTAGTACCTCGACCTGCCACAGCTAGACAAGATCAAACTGTGGAAGAGTTTTAGAGTGCTTTATGGGTGCCACAAGGGTTCATTGTGGCACCCTGCACTCAATTGCGCAGTCCAGATTTTCGACACATCCGTACAGTAGTTGCAGGGCTCCAGCCAACTCGTAAATTGGCAAGCGAATGAATATGTCTCCAGGCTCTCCAGCTTCAACAGCAACAGCCTGTTCTTCAACTTCCGCCTGTTCTGCGCGATAAATTAGCGAAAGCTGGCCATGTGCTGACCGTAGCATCGAGGTGAGTTGCACGAGGGTGGCGCGGCGGGTGGGGGTCATGGCTACCGCCGATCCGCCAGCATCGCGGAATCCTGCTGGCAACCGTAAGACGCTTTCACCACATTCCTGACGCGTTCTTCGATCTTGGATATGCGCTCGCGGTCTGTCTTCATGATTATGCGCTTCCCTTGATTGCCCCGAACGCAATCAGGTCGGTGCGTATCTGGTGCAGTAGGACAGACAGCGCCCGAACGTCGTCTGCGAGTTCTTCGCATTTGTCCCGAAGCGCCTCCACTTCTGATTGCGTGTAAGTTCCGCTGAACGTTAGGCCGCTAATCTCGTTATTGGTATTTCCCAGAGTGACCACTGCCTGATCGGCGTGCGCCGCCCTTGTGAATTTAACGCCCGTAGACCACGCTGAACCGTCGTAGCGGATCATAACATCCTCGTCGTCGATGCTGGCTACCCAACCCTCACGCGGAACCCCGAAAACCCATGCTGCACCGTCATAAATGGCGATATGTTTTTCCTTTCCGGCCCATGCGCCTGTCGCCGTGGCGGCTGGAATGTAGGCATCTCCAGCCGCCGGTGAGCCTGGCGGCGCCGTCAGGTCGCGGTCCTTGATGCTCAAGTGGTAGGCAAATCGCCCGATTGATTTCCAATTCCCGTCGACGTCCGTATTCCAGCCGCTCTCGCCGAGCGACCACCCGTATTTCAGTCCGCTGCGCGGTTCGGTGCTTGCTGCCATCATTGGCCTCCGTAGTAATAGCCGTAGTTGAAGCCGTATCCCTCGCGGAGGACGGTGTGGTTGTGTTTTTGATAGCTGACTAGCCCGCCGCGCACCGATTCAAGCTCGAAACGCAGGCGTCCGTTAACCCGATATGAAGTCGCCGGATCAGCGTCTGGATAAGCGGCGGTCGGCACCGAAACAGACGTGATTCCATATCCTGGAATCACTCTCAGCTCGTCTATATAGCCAGTCAGCGACCAGGCCGAAACAGGCGAACCAGACTGCCGGCCACACGCAATCAGCGGCCTGACGTTTGCATTTTGACAAGTAACTCCGGTCACGTCCGCCGTGCCTTGCAGCACCCCATCCAGCCAGAGTCGCATCGTATTTCCGACGCGGCTCCATGCCACATGGACCCACTGATTTAGGCTTAGTGGGGCCAGAGAATTTATGTCATATGCGGTCGAATTATTCAAAAACAGCACGACCCCGAGCTTTCCGGAATTATCTCCGGATATATTGACAAGCCACCCGCGTGCTACGCTGATATTATCTCTGCATAATAAAAACTTGTTTTGACCGGCGGTAGGTTGGTAAGTTGAATAAACAAATAACTCGACCGTGAAATCATTTGACGCAAAATCCCATTCAGATCGGTCGTTCAGTTCTACATAATCCCCGGTTCCGTCGCTCTGTAGGCTGGTGCCGCCGAACTTGCTCTGCGTGTTTTCAATGTGCGCATTGCCCCCGACCGCGTAAACGGAATTCTTTCCTGTCGAGTCAGTGAATGTTGTGCTGCCGTCGGTGCCGTCAAAGTGATAGAGCGCGAGGATGTCGCTGAAAAGTGGCGGGGGGAGATCAACGGATATATCGAAATCGTTTTTCTCGGTGTCAGCTGCATAGTTGTAGGAAGTTCCGGAAAGACCGCTTTCGGTCCTTCCAAGCGTGTCAGTCTCCCCGTATATTTTCAGCGTGTAGGTCGTTCCCGCTTCCGGCCCGATACTAGACTCGCTCTGCTCGACAATGTAAGCGGTTTGCGCCAATCTATTGCGATGAGCCCATGACAGATCAAGCGCATCCTGGCCGTCAATCCACTCCGGATAAACCGACGTATTGACCAGCAGTTTTCCAGGGGCATAGGGCCGGTACTGTCGCTGGTCGAATGTCAGGTTATTGACAGGTGCAAGCGATATGTCGAGTACCCCATGCCCTGTCGCCGGAAGCAGCTTGACGGCGAGCGTTTCGCCGTCCGCATATTCCGTGTTGTCAAACCCCTGGTAACTGTCGGCGAACCAGATACGCGCCCCGGCAGAATGGGACTCGGGGACGGTATCGAGCACCCCGCGCGAAATCGTCGCCGTGCCGGCGCTGGCGTCGATGGCCGAGACAAGAACATACTCGTCGTCGATGATGGCATATACGCCTACTGCAACGAGATCGAGATCGATTCCGCTGGTAATGGTAATCGCTGTCGTCGTCTTGGTCAGTGCCCCGACGACCAAAGCCGACGGGCAGAAGTCTCCGATGCCCTCTTCCTGGTATCCGGCGCCGACATCCACCTCGATCCTGTAGTTCGTCGCGTCGTTTCCAGGGCGCACGGCGAGCGTTTCGAGATACCCGGACAGTGGGTCGACATAGTCCAGGTCGGCGGCGGTCATGTTACGCACCAGATCCCAATAGGGCGCCTCCAGCATTTTCCTGTAAGGCGCTGCCGCCGGAGCGCTTGACGGGTCTTCCCATTCGCCGGGCTGCTCGACTAGATAGGTGTTGTCCGGCAGGCCGAAGACATCCTCGACAGCGTCGATGATGACCTGGCCATCGGTCAGCGTTCCGCGATTGACATTGAGCGCCCGGAACACGACATCGTCGATTCCGTATTCAGGCCAACTCAGGCGGAATGCGTCACCAGGGAAAACCTGCCAGGCAGAGCGGTTGGCCGTCAGCTTGATGCTGGCCAGCGGCGTCGATACCGCCTGCAAATCGCGCAAGGCGATGCGCTGCGCCAGATCGACCCTGCGGATACCTGGGTAATTGCGCGTCTGCGCGACAACGCCGCCCTGCGTCTGGATGTTCGCGGCATCCTGCACGGTGACCGACGAATCCTTTCCCGTGCAGGCGTCCGTGTAGACGACGGTGATCTCGTTGATCGTCTCGCCCCACGCCTGCCGCTGATAGTCCTCTGCGGAAATAAGCACAGACGGTCCGTACAGAGTAAGCGAAGGCCGGCTATAGTCGGACCGGATCAGCTTCAGCGCGAATTTGCCGGTGTCAGGCTTGACGTACAGCATCGCCCCGATGTGGTCGAGGACGACCTTCATGAAATTTTCGATTGTCTCTTGCTGGTTCCACAACATCGACAGGCCGAAGCCTTCATCGAATAATGCATCGGCGGCATAAGTAAACGAGGCATCATCAATCGACGAAACCGGGTAGCCCATCCCCCACGCCTTGTCGGTGAGGCACTGATAGACGATGTGGGCCGGATTCATGTCTTCGGTTCCGCCGCTGATTACACTTATCCTCAGCGACAATCCTCCGCGATTGTCGGGCGGATTTTCGTCAGGGATGAATATCGTGTACGACGTGTGCCCGGTCAGTATGACCGGACCGGCAGCGATGGCGGCAGCATTCGCGATGGCTGCCGTTGTGTACATCGTCGCCTTGTAAGCGGTGATCGTGCCGCCTTCCGTCTTTACATTGAACCCGCAGGTCCACGGCAGGCCCTGGGCCAGCGGGTTTCCGTCAGTCGACCAGCGGCTGACGGCCTCATAGGTCATCCCGCTGGTGTGCTCGATCACCAGGGCTTGATTCGTGGCAATGTTGTAAGTCGTTCCGTTGGCGCCGACCGTATCGGCATCGAGCGCATTGAGAGCAAGCTCTGGTGTTATCAGTGTCGTTGCTGCGCAGGAGGGATTGGGTAGCGAGGCCTTTTCCGGATACCACGCCGACGCCTCGGACCACCCCTGCAGGATGCGCTTGACGCGAAAAGCCCACGGCTTGACGTAAGGGTTGTTGTTGGACACCATTCCCCGGCGCCATACGGCGGACAGGATTCCCCGAAAAGCCGGAATGCCAGATCCAAGAAGGCCGGTCAGATACGAATTTGTCCCCTGCGCCGCGCCGCCCATCATCACATCGAGCGTGCCGACGATTCCCCCTTCTTTTTCTTCGCCGCCGAACAGGGAGGGCGCATTGATGGAGATCGCTCCGCTCTCTGTCTGATTTCCTGACCACGCCGACCGCTCGCCGACGACGACGCCCTGCACGGCGTCGACCGGGCCGTGGCAGATGCCGAAGTGCAGCCCCATGTAGTAGCGGTATCCTACCGTGACTTTCTTACTGCCGCCCATCGATCTCCCCTTCGGCGCGGGCGATCACCCGGTCAGCCATCGCGTTTCCAAGTGCCCGCAGCGCATCGGCGTCGATTCCGTATTTCAGGAAGTGCGCCCAGTCGATGCCGTGTTTTTCGGCCATCAGCCGCAGCCCGCGATTGCAGTACCCCAGTTCCCGAAAGTGGCGGTGCAGAACGGTCGTCACTTCTTGCCGCCCTTCTTCTTGATCGCCGTCGTGCGCAGGTCGCCGTACCACATGACGTTCGGCCCGGTGATCAATACTGTTCCGAAGACGACCGGGATCGGCCGCCCCTGTTCGGCGACAGGGATGTCGAAATCATCCAGCGCGGCCGGCTTCGGCACTGGCGGCTTTGGTCGCAGCGCATAGCTGATCAACGACGAGACGATCAGCAGGATGAAGTAGTAGACGAAATTCATGGTCGGCGCTCAGAAAATCGGGGTTCCGCTGAACGGGTTTTTGTTAGGGAAATACGGCATTCCGCCGTAATTCAGGCTATTCAAAAACTTCCAGGAACACGTTTCGAGTGTGTGGTCGCAGCCAGGATAGAGATCGACGCTGGCACCGTTGGTGAGCCCGGGAATCGCGAAGCCGATGACAATCGTGTCTCCCTCCTGCGAGCGAATCGCCCGCCTCTGGGCAACGCCGCCGCTGGTCCATTCCATGTATCCACCGGAGTAATACCCGTCGACCGCACCAGTGGGGCTGAGCGATATTGTCGTGCCCGACACGGTGATGACGGTCCTGGTCGCCTTGTAGCTGGCCTTCGCGATCCCGCACCCATGCCCGTAGATCACGTGCGGGCAAGACTTCTGGTACAGCCGGCGCAGGCCGGTGCGCTTGAGCGAGGTATAGACGCTCTCGCAATGGATCTCTGCCGCAGCGTTGTTCCATGTCACGTTCAGGATGCGCCCCATCCACATGATGACCGCCTCGCCGTCTCCGGCATGCATCCGGCGCAGGACGGCTGTAACTACTTCGTCCGGCGGAGCGACGGAAAACAGATCGAGCACCGCCAGCGATCTAGCGCACGTGATGTCGAGCGCCAGGCGGGCGGTTTCGCTGGTCGCCTCGACCGCGCCGCGCGCAATCGGGACGGCTGAGTAGGTGTTCCCACCGTAGGAAACGTCACCGTCAGCGCTGGTATATCGGTAGGCTGTGGCGCCGTTGAGGAATTCGTACAGTTCAACCGGACGCCCGGATTGAACCGAGGTTTCAATGGCTGCGTAGGTCATGGCACAGGAACCTCGACACAAGGAACCTTGATAGACGCATAGTGATTTTCCTGGTGGCTAATCTCTACCCTATCAGAATCAAGTCGAACGCATCTCATGAAACTAATGCTTTTTGTATTTCCAACGGTTGCTGCAACACCAGCAGCAGCAGACAGGGTAAGAAAATCAACACTTCCAACTGTAGAACCAGAGGTTACCTGATGATACGTGGCAACTCCGTTGGTTCTTAAAATACGTATCGCAGTCTGAGTGTAGTTTGCTTCATACCCAATACTTTTTACTCCGATACTGGTATCAGACGCTCCGACATCCGACGTCAAGGTGAGATCAGCCGCCTGGCTTATCAACCAGAAGGGAGTAAGGCGTCCCTTTAAAGTATGGAGCCAAGAGCGAATCCGCTTGATGTCTGTACGTGTTTGAAGACTAAACCCGACATAAAACGCCTGGTCAGACCTGGTGTACCTGAACGGGGTGTAAACCTTCCCAGTCAGGTTATCCATTACATCAACTTCACGAATGATCTTCTCATCTGCTCCCCCGAGGTAGTACATGGTGTCTGTAAGAATTTCCAGCCCAAGTAGTGTCGGGAATCCAGATGCAGCAGCATACGCCGAATTATCTTCTACACGGAACTCAACGCTACCCTTGATACTAGCATTCGGACCCCTCTGGAGAGAAAACCCATCCACCATTTTCCCGACCCGTAGTGGGCACACATAGGCGGCTGTAAAGTTCTTACCAACAGGCCCAGACAGATTCAATTGAGACCCAGCAATAGAGGCTATCGTCGCTTCGGTATAATTGCTGTCGCCTTGCCAGATAAGCACCTGCCCGCCAGCATCATATTCAGACGAGGTTGTATCGACCGCAATGCTGGTATCAGAAGAAGACACAACTCCGACAAAGATAACCTCTGTCCAAACAGGGATACCAAACTGCCCCCCACCCCACCCGTAAGCCAACGCTCTAGCTTTCGACAAGGTGTGTTCATCCATCAAGAATGTGTATGAAAGAAACTGGCGAGGCGCGTTCCTCAGCATGACTCTCTGCTCCTTATCACGGGCGCGGAGGACGTCAGTTTTCCACTCCAGCACTTCATCAACGCCATGCTGAGGTATGAAAGGCCATATCTTATAGGTCACGCCCAATTTCCTGTACTGTTGCGACTTTTCATTTTATTACCTTGTCACGTCAGGAGTAAACCATGTTAGAGATCGTGTTTTGGTTCTTTCTAATGACGTTCATAATGACCTTTTCTCCTTCTCTGCTGCCCATGTAATCACCCACGACGCTGGTATCAAATGCATTGACGATACGCAGGTTATTTTGCGCAGGTTGTACAGAAACAGCACGACCAGATTGCTGGGGGGCTTCTCTCCCTTCGTATCTTACACCAAGCCTTCCTTGGCTGTCACGCGCTAGAGGCATGATGGCTTCGGGACCTGCTTCGCCCATCATTCCGGTGCCATCAGCAAACCGGAAAAGAGTGGGACTATTGACGACACCCCCGGTAGCGAAGTAAGACAAGTTCCTGTCAAAAACGGCACCATTGGCAGCCGCCGCAGCGACAACACTAGCCACCGAAGCCGCAGTGCTTGCGCCAGATGTAGTCGCAGAACTTGCTGCCAGAGCCTGAAGGGCAGCAGAGGCAGCCGCCGCCGAGGATGCAAGGGTTGCAACCGCAGCCGTCGCCGACGTCTCTGTCGTAGTCTTTACGCCGAGTTGAACTATGTCCTTTACCGTGGATGCGGTAGATGCCGCAGTAGCCCCTGTCGCCCCAGTCAAGGAATCCCAAAAGTTTTTGAGTGCACCTGCCACTCCTGAAATTATTCCCCCATCACCCTCGCCCATTCCAGCCCCTTGAGCAGAACCACCTGTTCCTTTTTTGGACGGGAAGAGGGACCCAGCAAGATCACTAAGCAAACCTTTGGCTGCTATCTTACCGAGGTCAGCAGCGATTGCAGAAACCAGCTTCTTCCAATCCAGTCTGCCAGTCTCAATCACTTCGGAGATAGCGTTCTCGAGGTGCTTGGTAACACTGTCCATGCTTTGTTCGACAACCTTGGCAGCAGTCGTCGCGTTCTCATTGTATTTCGTCCAGAACTGATTCCAACCATACTCGGCAGATTGCATATAACGGGTATCCGTTTCAAACAAATCTGCCAGTGCGACTTTTTGTTGTGCGATAGTTTCCAGAACGATGTCCCTACGTCGTTGCGCAGACTCGATAGCGTCTTTATCCCCTCCAAGTCTAGCAATACGCAACTCTTCCTCAGCCTCAGTCCTCAGCTTCGTGTACTTCAGTTCGGCAGCAAGTTCGCCTTCGGAGCGGGCACGGGAGATCGGGTCTTCCGCTCGGCCATAAATCTTCTGCCTACGAGCAGCTTGTTCCTTGTCGAGTTCATCGGCAGCGTCCCTGAGATTTTTATTAAAGCGTACCTCAGCCCCCTCAGCCTTCAGCCTGGCCTCCTCCTTGATCCACTCGATCTTCTCCTTCAGCGTATTGATCTCTTCCTGAGCCGTAGCGACAAAGGTCTTTGCCTTTTGTGCGTCCGCCTCGCTGAGTTTGACGGACTTGCCAAGTAGGGCAGACATCTCGTCGCTCATGGTCGAGACCTTTTCCAGCCTCTTGGTCCAGTGCTCCTCAGTAAGCGCAGTGATCTTGGATTCTGCCTCTTCCTTCGTCTTGATGCCGTACTGTGCGCTTGTGCTTTCAATCTTCTCGAGTTTGGCATAGTAAGCATCTATCGTCTTCAACTCTGCCTGATAACGTTTCTCCAAGTCCAAAACATTAGCGTTCTCGAGTTTGGCAGCTTCGCGGGAGGCGCGGCCTCCGCCTCCACCCCCACCTCCTACTTCATAGTTCTTTGTGCCTGATGTAACTTGCGCACTCTTGGCAATCAGAAGATCATCCTCTTCTGCTTTTTTAGCCAACTTTAGCAGCCCTAAAGCAGCTTCTCTCTGAGCGGCAGCCTCTGCACTTTTCTTCTTTATAGCGTCCAGTACCGGGAAAATGTTATACGTACTTGTTGCTTTTGCAGCCAGGGCATACTCATTGAAATCCCCGGTAAGATCGCGTTCAGACAAACCAAACCTCTTGGCAGCCTCTTTTCTGTCTTTCGCCAAAGACTCCCAAGTTCCCTCTGTTGCTGAAAACGCAGCGTCCGCTCTGCTTCTGACCGTGCCAGCGTTGAGTTTCCCAGCCTCCGCTTGAAACTTTCTAAGGTCGCTTATCATCTCTTGAGTAGAGGTGCGAACCTTAGCGGTTGACTGATTCATGGTCTCTTCGGTACGGTCCCTGAACAGATACCACGCGGCTCCCGCAGCCCCTATTGCAATAGCAAGAGGGCCTAACAAACCTGTGGTTGCTATCAGAGACGCGCCTGCTGCACCAAGTACGCCTGGAAGCATACGAGCAGCGGCAAGAATCCCTGTCGAACCTGTCAGTGTTGTGGCTGTACCCGCAGCAACAGCCCCAAGAGTTTGGGTTGCGAGGGTTGCACCCGCTAAAGCCGTGCTTACGCTAGTCCATACAGCGGCTCCGATCATCGCTGCACGAAGGGCTATCCAACCCCCTGCTGCTACAGCCAGAGCCGGGGCCATTGTAACGAGGGCGTTGGTTATACCAAGCATTCCAGTGACGATTGTTGTGAGGCTTTCCTTAAACTGCGTAGAACCAAAGGTCTCTTTAAGTTTTCCTGCAAGTTGCCCAGCAGCCCCCTCAGTGCTGTTGTAAGCCTCAATCAAAGACACCTGAAGGGTGTTGATTGCCTGCTTGAATGACCCCTTGACAGTCCCTTCGAGTTCAGCAGAAACTTCCCGCATAAATCCGCCTGACTCGCTGATCGTCTTGTTCAGTTTGTCCCATTCCTCTCGAGTTAGCGAAAGCATCGCAACAGCTTCTTTGGCCCCACGCTCACCGAACAAGCCTTGAAGAATCTTGACTTGGCTTGCTTTATTGAATTCCTCGAGTTTTTTCTTCATCGAGAAAATAACGTCTGGGAAGGGCTTCAACTCCCCAGATGCGGTCTGTGCTGAAACGCCAAGGTCCTTCATTATTTTTGCTGCTTTTTCTGTAGGAGAGTACAGTTCCTTCAGCATGTTTCGCAGCGAAGTACCGGCTGCGGTGCCGGTAATGTTCATCTTTGCCAACAAGGTTAGAGCAGTCGCCGTATCCTGCATCGTTGCGCCGTATTGATAGCCAACAACGGAGGCCGTCTTCATCGCTTGCGTCATTTGCTCAACGCTGGTCTGGGAAACCGCAGCGGCCTTGGCGAACACGTCGCCGATTTTGGTAAGGTCAGACTTATCAAGATTGAACGCAGTCATCACGCCGACAAGGGTGACTGCGGCGTCCTTCATGTTCATTTCGCCAACAGTGGCAAGGTCCAAAACGACGGGCAAGGCTTTCATCGACTCCGCAGCAGACAGGCCTGCTTGCGACAGTGTGCGCAAACCATTGGCAAGTTCCACAGGACCAAACAGCCCGTTTTTACTGAGTTCCAGCGCCGCGTTGCCGATGCCTCGCACCGACTCCGCTGTCTCCCCGCCCAGGGCTTTCACAAACGTAAGTTGGTAGGCAAATTCGGTGCCTGCCTTCATGGCCTGGATGAAGCCGTGCGACAAGGAAGCGCCTGCGAGCAGGGGTGCGATGTTGCCCCATGTCAACCACATCATTCCCATGCCGGAGGCCAACCCTCGGGCGGCGCTGTGGGCGTCGCGCATGGCAGCGGCGTGGGTCTTAGTGTGGGTGGTGGCTTCTTTGTGGGCTTCGCCGAGTTGCTTGGTGGCAGCGCTCAGTTGTGCAATCCCTGCGGCGTTACCAAAGCTTGCTGCCAACGGGCCAACCACACCAGAGGCATCTATACCTCTGGCAGACAAGGACTCAGCCAGTTTGGCCTTGTTAAGTTGAGACTTAGCACTGCTCGCAGCGAATCGTGCGTCAAGAAGCTCCATCTTCTTTTGATGGGCCTGCTTAGCCAGTTCCTGCTGCCTATACCCTGCGTCATTCAGAGCCTGAAGCGACTGCGCTTGCTGAATCTGACGGTACTGCATCTGCCGATGCCCCGTCTCATTCAGAGCCTGCATCCTAGCCTCAGCCTTTTGCTTAGCCAGTTCTTGCTGTCTATACCCTGCCTCGTTCAGAGCCTGAAGCGCCTGCGCTTGCTGAATCTGACGGTA